CGGCCGGCTTCGACCTGCGCGACCCACCGGTCACCCGAGCGGTACACGGACCCCTCGCCCTTGCCTCGTAGCGCCCTAGCCATGTGGGGTCGGTGCTTGTCGATCGGTGTTCATGGCTGTACGGTACCGCACGATGACTCGCGGGATGGACTCACTCGGCACCGAAGTGCAGGTCAGACCGCTTTCGCCTTCTTCATCTTCTTCGTGGCAGCACACCGCTGACCACGAGGAAGTGCAGGTGAGAGCAGGTCAGGCTGTACAACGGTGTCCAGGTGTTTCCACACGTGATGACTCGCGGATGACTCACCGAGTCATGCCGGTACACGAAGCGGCCCCGGCGACGGGCCAACGTCCCGGGGCCCGGACACCAGGGAGTGACCTGATGCCAGAGCAGACAGTACCCAGCAGCGTGCTAGCCAGCCATCAGCGAGACGTCGACCTCGCCATCGTCGAGGTCGCGATCGGGACGGCCCGCACGTTGCACGCCCTCGCCCTGTCCGGCACCTACGTGCCGTTCGAGGCCGCCGACCCGGACCACCCGCTGAACCTGCTGTCGTCCATCTGCACGGCGCTCGCCAGCAAGGACAGGCTCGCAGCGTCGGCGCTCACCGCTCGTCTCGAGCTGGCCGTCGAGACGGTGCCCCTCACCGAGATGGAGACCCCGTGACCGCCATCGCCCTGATCGTTGTGCTGTTCGCTCTGTTCTGCTGCGGGATGGCCCTGTGGGTGATCCTCGGTGATCGCCCGGAGCGGCCCGACACGCTCGCGGGGATGACTCCCGACGCGCTCGAGCTGGTGAAGCGGGCGAACCGGAGGTAGGACCGTTTCACCCGGTGAAACACTGACCGTTTCACCGGGTGAAACACTCACGTCAGAGCGCCGCTGTCTCGATGTTGTCGTACCGGACCTCGGTCACCGTCGGCCCGGCAGCGAGGTGGCCGGCGAGCAGCCCGCAGCCGACACCACGGCCCGGATCCGGTTCGGTCACACCCGTCAGGTCGACCGACACCGACCACGCAGATTCCCACGGGGGCGGGCCGGCGATACCGGTACCGCCGCTACCGCCCGCAGCGCCGGTGTCGGGCCACACACGGGCACGCAACAGGCCAGGGGTCCACTCGGACTCCGCCCAGTACGGGAGCACCTTCCCGACCGTGCCCGTCCCGGCGGAGGCGTCATCGGCGGCGGTCTGCCGCCAGGACACCGACGTCGCGGTGACCGCGGTGACAGCGAACGCCCCGTCGTACGTGTTGTCGGACAGGTCGACGGTCACCCAGTCGCCGAGCTCGAACGGGTGCCCCGCGGGCACCGTCGCGGTGACGACCCCAGTGGCCCGCACGGCGGCACTCGCGGCCACCTGGCGGATCAGCCCGGACTTCGTCAGCCCGTTGCGGGCCAGACCGACGCTCCCGGTGCCTCCGGAGGCGTCGTCGCTGCCCTGCTGGTCGTACACGACCGTGGTCGCTGTCGTCGCGGTGACAGCGAACGCCCCGTCGAACGTGTTGTCGGACAGGTCGACGGCCACGACGTCACCGGGCCCGAACCCGTGCCCCGCGGGCACGGTGAGCGTGACCACGTTCGAGGCGCGGGCGGCGGCGGTCACGTTGGCCCGGTCGGTGAGCGCCCCGTTGTTGACGACGAACCCGTTCGCGAGGTCGGCGGGGTCGGTGTGCCATACCGCGAGGTTGAACACCCACGGGGCGGAGAACACGATGTCGTGCCAGAAGATCACGCCGCGGCGCATCCCGTCGGCCTGGTCGCCGATGCCGTGCATGTGCCCGCGCTGGGGCACGAGTGGCCCGGCGGTGCCTGCGCCCGACCAGCGGGACCGGATGCGGGAGTAGCCGCCAGGCGAACCGGGGACGACGAGCACGGTGCGCCGCCCTGACCGTGTGCCGCTGCCCGCACCCGACCCCCGGGCGACAAGCTGGCCGTGCTCGAACGTGACCGCGGTGGCGGGGCAGGACGCGTCGTGGGTGGAGAACACGATCTCGGCCCACTCGCTGTCCTGGCCTCGGAGGTCGGGCGTGTTGGGCCGCGGGGTGTTGCCGAGCACCGTGACCTCGACGGTGCCGGCGCTGTCGGTCACGTTGACGGTGGTGCGTCCGCTGGTAGCGGCCCGGTCGGACCCCGACCAGGATCCGATGACGGCCGGTTCGGTCATGCCGCCGGTTGTCTCGGTCAGCTCGAACGTGTGCTCACCGTCTCCAGCGGTCGTGGTCTGCACGGCCGACGCGGTGATCGTCATGGTGTCGCCGTCGATCGTCACGGCCAACAGGACGCCGTCGAGCGACGCCGTGAACGTGCGGCCGGCGAGGTACCCGGCGGTCCACGTGGACGTGTGGGTGAACGTCTTCCCCGGCCGGTAGAAGGCGTCAAGGGCGGGCGGCCGGCCGTCGAGCAGTGCGGTCATGTCGATCTCCTGGTCATGCTGGCGAGAGCTGCCACGTGCACTCCCACACCTTCGGGTTGGGCCACCGGTGCTCCACGTTTTCGATGAACCAGTCGCGTTGCACACCGAGCCCGGTCGCCCCGGACGCGGTGACGGTGATCTTGTCGCCGACACGCCGGGTGATCGCCTGCGCCCGCAGCGCCGCGCTGGACTGGGCCCAGAACGACAGGGACACGATCGGCCGGTCGTCGGCGAACTCGGACAGGACCGCGTCGCCGTACGCCGCAGCGTCGGCCTCGGTGGCGAACAGGACCGGCACCGTCTGGTTCGTGCGGATCACGTTGTGCTCGTCCTGCGAGCCGACGTCCTCCACCGTGACGAACCGGCCGTCGCCACCGGTCGTGCGCGGGTCCTCGAGCGTCGCCTTCGTGTGCGGCCCGTTGTAGCCCCGCACCGCGAACACGACGGACTCGAGCGAGGTGGCGTTCGTCAGGCCGACCCACGGGGTCGGGTCTTCGCTGTCGGTGACGTCGATCTTGTGGCCGGACATGATCCCGGCGTCGTGGGCGAGCGTCCCCGAGCTGGTGATGTTGCCGTTCGCTGTCTGGTAGCCGTCCGGGGGGTCGGCGTCCGGGCTGAACGCCATGGTGGAACCGGTCGCGCCGATACCTGCCTGAGCGACGAGGAACGCCGTGGGGGCGCGGCCCCAGCCGTGGACGAGCGGGCCGGCGTCGTTGCCGGACACGGGTTCACCCATCGCTATGCCGTCGTTGTAGCTCTCGTACCACCCCTCGATGCGGTACACGGCGGCGATCCACAGGCCAGCCACGGCCGACGGGTTGGCGAAGAACCGGACCGTGGTGCCGGACTCGGTGCCGTCACACCAGTGCGAGTAGACGCGCATCCCGCGGGTCTGCTTGAGCCCTTCGCGGTGAGCGACCCACCAGAGCGGCGTGACCCACAGGTCGGTCGTGGGGGCGTGCGACCCGGCGATGAACACGACGAGGAGGTCCCCGGCGGCGACGGTCGGCAGGGTGATGTCGACGTGCTGGGTGCCGGCCGGGTACGTGACGCTGATACCCGACGGGGCCTCAGCGGCGACGCCGGCGGTCACCCGGTTGACGATGTGCGCCTTGTGGTCCCCGGGCTCGATCTGCGAATAGGGGTGCTGGCCAACGCCGGGCGTGTCGGAGAACCAGGCCAGCGACGACGCGCCCGTGCGGCTCCCGGCGGCCTGGTAGCCGATCGGGCCCTCGTTCGTCTCGTGGAGGAACCCGCGTTCCGTCTCCTCGACCACCCGGGCCAGGCTGAGCGCGTCGCTGTCGTCGATCCCGACAGGGCCGGTGACGACAGTGCCCTCGTCGAGCGGCGCGGGCGGGTGGAGCAGCCCGGCCCTCGACAGGACATCGCCGACGATCAGACCAGTGGCAGCGCCCGCCCGGGCGAGCCGCGGTGACGCCACCTGAGCTCGGGCAGCACGGGCCAGGGTGCCTTCGGCGGTCACGGTGACGACCTTGGGGCCACCGACGGGCACGGTGGCGGACACGTCGAGGATGTCGCCGGTCCACAGGACACCGTCGGCCGGGCCGGCGACGTGATCCCACACGTGGAAGTCGCCGATCTCCGGGGACCGGCCGGAGAACTCTGCGTGGTTGGCGTACAAGCCGACCTGGGTGCCGTTGACGGGGCCGGTGAGGGTGGCGGACGCGACGGGCACACCGCCCACGTACGCGGTGATGGCGTTGCCCACGCGGCCCGCGCCGATGGTCATGCCTTCCCAGCCTTCGAGCGGATAGTGCGTCTTCAGCGTCTGGACCCCGCCGTCGACGTCGTAGACCGAGATCCCAGTCGTTGCGATGCCCGAGTCGTAGACGACGAACGTGTAGTTGTTGATGTCGAGCCAGCCGACGATCAGGCCCACGAACCGGGCCCCGTGAGGCTGTAGCTGCCGGATGGTGGCCTGGGCGTAGTGGCTGGTCGCTCCGACGTTGAGGGTCGCGATGATCGCGGAGAACGTGTTCTGGTCGGATGACGCCACCCCGCCACGGATGCTGAACAGCGCGGCCTGCGGGGTCCATGTCTGGCCGGTCTCCGCGGTGCCGAGCGGCCCGTTGGAGCGGTTGAACCGGTCCCGGGCCAACAGGACAGGGTCAGCAGCGGTCGCGTCTGTGGTCCGCACACGGATCTTGCGGCCGGTCCGCAGGCTGTTCGGCGCGGTGGTGAGCGGGCTCGAGCTGTTGAAGTAGCTGAACCGGTCGTCGTTGTTGAGCAGCGTGAACCGGGCCTGTCCCGCTCCTGCCTTCCCGGTGAGGGAGCTCGGGAAGTCGCGGCCCGACATCGACTCGGCTGACATCACGTAGCCGGTGATGTCCTCGACCGTCTCGTCGAAGTCGCCGTCGCCGTCGAAGTCCCATTCCACGACGAGGTCCAGGTCGACCCGCTCGGGGGCGACGGCGGCGGTGAACGTGGTGGGGGCCGTGCCACCGACGAGCGCACCGCCGACCGGTGACACGGCGGCCATCAGGCGAGCCTCGGTCCGATGTCCTCGACCCAGAACACGCGGGGCGTGCCCGCCGCTCCGATGAACCGGGCGGCGGCCGTGCCGCTGATCTCGTCGGCGTAGATGGTCAGGTCGGGCGTGCCGGTGTCCGGCTCCCACACGCACACCCCGGACGTCTGCCCGGAGAGCTGCCCGGACGGGGCCGTCTCGTCGAACAAGCGGCCAGCGGCGACGCCGTCCACCCGGAACTCGCCAATCCAGCGGCTCGTCCCGGTCAGCGTCCATGCCGTGTCGAGATGCACCGCATACGTGCGCGAACTGTCGACGGCCACGTCGGCGAGCGCGAAGTCGGTATAGCCGTCGGCGCTGATGTCCGTGGCGGTCGTGAACAGCCGCTGGCGGGCGACAATGCCCCGTGCGGTCACGGTGGCCTCCTTGTCGTCGTCGAGAGTGATCGTGGGAGTCACCCGGATCGTGTCGCCGTTGTTCGTGACGGTGAGCGGCCCGGGGAACGGCTCGAACCAGGCGAGCGCCCCGCCGGTGGTGCGGGTGACGTAGTAGCCGTACACGGTCTGTGGGGTGCCGGTAGACGACCGGGTGAACGTCCGCTGCGTGTTGGTGCCGACCGTCGGGTCGGCCTGCGTGGTGGTCCACGTGCCGCCGGTGATCGCGGACGCCGAGTAGCCGGCGAACGTGGCCTCGGTGAAGTAGCCTGCGACGAGAGCGTCGATCTGCTCGTCGTCGAGCCCGGCCGTCACGTCGTTCGTGTAGAGCCTGAGCGTGTACCCGGCAGCGAGGATCGAGTCGAGGAAGAACTCCTCGCCGACGTTGGGGACAACGATCGTCATGCGAACACACCTCCGAAGCCACCGCGGTCGAGCTCGTCACGGACCACCTGCACGAAATCCCGGTCGGAGCGGATGCTGCCGGCCACGTACACGTTCACGGTCTTGCCGCCACCGCCGCTGCCGCCCTTGTCGATCATGTCGAACAGGTTCTGCTGCTGGCCCTTGTTGAGCACCATCTCGCCCGGGGTCAGCCACGCCGGGACCGTGTCGGTGCCACGCGGGCCGCCGATGCCACCAGATGCGAGGTACTGGGGGACGATGCCGCCCGTGGCGAGAGGGATACCGCCGCTGCCGCCCTGGCCTGTGGAGACGTAGTGCGTACGGATCGTCAACGTCTTGTCGTGGAGCTCGAACATCTTGTTGTTGATGTTGTCGACTACCGATGACACGTAGTCGTTGCCGTACACGTTGACGTCGTACCGGCCGGCCATGTCGTCGGCCCGGCCCTTCACGTGGTTGAACGAGTCGGCCAGCAGGGTGGCCTGCTCCCGGGTGATGAGCCCCTGGGCCACCCACGACTCCAGCGTCGACCGGGCGGAGTCCATCGACACCGACCCGTCGGCCACGGCCGCTGCCAGCTCGCGCTGCGCCGTGTCGAACCCGTACGCGGCGGTCGCCGCGTCGTAGTTGGCGCTCTCCAGATCGCGGGTCGCCTGTGCGGCCTCGGGGCTGTTCGCCCCGTACTCAGCGATGGCAGCGTTGACCGCGGCTTGAGCGTCGGCAACGCCCTGCTGTGAGTCGCGCAGCCCGCGGGCTGCGTCCACCGCGCCGAACAGCGGATCGAACTGTGCCCGGAGCGCGTCGGTCACCCCGCGGATCGACTCGGCCGCCGACACGTTGGCCTCGTCCACCTCGCCCATCATGTCCGCCATCTCGGACAGCTCGGCCTCCGTCGCGCCCGCCGCTTCCGCCTGGTCGTAGAACGACTGTGCGAGAGCGGGTGAATTCTCCAGCACGCCCTCGAACGCGTCGGCGAGCAGGTCGTACCGCTGCGCCTCCAGGAGGTCCTTGCGGAACGCGACCTCGTCCAGGGCCCGGATCGACGCTTCCAGCTCGTCGACGTCGACCTTGGTCTTGCTGGCATTCCACCCGAAGTAGATGATGCCAGCAGCCACACCCGCCAAACCGGCAGCCATGCCGATCGTGGCCAGGTCCAGCTTCTTCATGGATGTGAAGGCGTCCTTGAGGCTCGGGACGACGGTGTTGTAGAGCGACGAGCCGATGTCGGAGAACGCCATGGCGTACTCGGCTGCGGTGAGCTCCCCGTCGCGCATCAGGTCCGACACGCCGGTGATGCCGTCGGCGGTACCCATCATGCGGGTATCGAACTGGTCGGCCTTGTCGCCGACGTTGTCGAACCCGCGACCGAATCGGTCAGCCGAATCGGTGCTGTCCTTCGCTGAGCGACGCCACCGTTCAGCGCCCTTGCCCGCCTTGTCGAAGTCGCCCTCGAGCTTGCGGGCCTCGTCGCCCACCTTCCGGATGGCCTTCTCCATGTCGGTGGAGTCACCCGCGAGGGTGAGCATCACCTGGTTCTTGCCGGCCATCACGTCACCTCGATGCCGGCGCGGCGGGCGACGTCGACGACGTTCTCCGCGAGCTTGTCGGTGAACCGGTCACGGTTCCGGAAGAACGCGTCGTAGATGTAGCGGCCCTTGGTGAGGAACGGCCGCTTGACGCTGCCCTTCCGGCCGACGGACCCGCCGAAGTCGAGCCACGGGTAGTACGGCACGCGGTTGCCGCCACCGACGACCCTGGCGGCCTTCTGGGTGCTCCTGGCCTTGACGCTCTTGGCTGCCCGCCCGGACCGGCGGGGGATCTTCGGCACGGCCTCGTCCACGACGAGGTTCGCGGCGTCGTTCAGCGCCAGACGCAACGCCTTCGGCAGCTCGCGGTCAATGACCTTCAGGCCCCGCTGGAACTCCTTCAGGCCCGTGACCTTGATCGCTGGATCCACCGTTCACCTCCCTCGTCGTAGTGCTGCCATCTCCTGCCGTTGCGACTTCCGCCCGTAGTAGACGGTCCAGCGCACGTACTCAGCGTTCGGCATCTCCGCCCGCATGCGGGCCACCGTCATCCCGAGCTCTTTCGCCAGGAAGTGCTCGAAACTCGGCGTCGGGGTCCTCGTCGAACGCCACGTACGCCTCCTTGGCCGCGTCGGGGTCCAGTGCTGCGAGCCGGTTGGCGGCGCGGACCACAAGGGCCACCTCGCCCGTCCGGGCCGAACGTCGCCACCCGGCGGCCTGCTCGACGGTCATCGCCGGCGCGGCGACCGTCGCGGCCAACAGGTACGCCTCGAACCCGTGGCCCTCCTCGTCGGAGCGGGCCGCTTCCCCGAGCGCGACAGCGTCCGCCCGGGACAACGCCCGGACGCGCACGAGCCCGACACCGGGGAGCGTGACGTCCTCTTCTGGGAGCCGGGGCGCGAGCAGGTCGTCGAGCGAGACGGCCATCAGGGCTGGGCCCCCGAGGTCACCGAGTCGGACATCTGCAACTCGATCGACCAGGTCACCATGTCGGCCACCGGAGACGTCTCCGTGTAGCCCGTGACGAGCACGTCGACGGTGTCCTGCGGCCGGGTGGTGGCGGTGCCTTCGGGACGATGCACCAGCGGGACGACCGTGCCGATCTTCGGCATGATGACCGCCCGGGGGCCGGACACGGCCGTCGAGTCGTAGAAGCCCGCGATGGACGCGGTGCCGTCGGTCAGGCCGCCCTGGTAGACGTGGGCGTTCTTCCCGAACGTGGTGACGTCGTGGCTGTCGGCCGTGCGGGCGAACGTGACGCTGTTGGAGTAGATCGACAGGTCGGACCCGCCGAGGCTGACAGCGGTGACCTTTCCGTGGACGTTGGGCATGACGGGCTCCTGTTCAGACGGGGTAGAGCTTGTAGGTGACCGTGGCGGTCACGGAATGGGTGATGGTGACCAGCCCGGTCGCCGGGGCGGCCTGCTCGCGCCGGATCACGAAGACCCGGTTCGTGCCGGCGGGCACCGACGCCGAATAGGTGCCGCCCGACAGGCTGTTGCCCGACGGGGTCTGACCGGCGTCGCTGATCGTCACGGAGTCGGCCCCGGCGTTGCCGTTCAGCACCTCGAGGTAGACGCCGGTGCGGCCCATCACCGCGGTGGAGATCGTGTCGGTCGACGCGACGGACGACCCGGAACTCGCGGTGCCGGCGTTGGTGGGGGTGGTAGCGGTGAGTGCAGCCATGGTCAGGCTCCTGTTCCTGCGATGTCGATAGAGAACGTGGCGGCCAGGTACTCGATGCCGCCCATCGAGACGATGTCGAACGCTGCGCCGGTCACCCGGACGGAGCCAAGCGACGTGTACGTGTGGGCCTCGACGACGGCCTTGACGGATCGGTCGCCCGCGCCGTCTGCGTACTGAGCGATGCGGTCCCGGGACGTGCGGTCGCTGACCTTGCCGACCATGACGACCACGGGGAGGTTCGGGTAGCGGTCCATCCCGCGTCGCATGGTCTCGTCGTAGGTGATCGTCTCCGGGTAGGTGACGACAGCGGCGGGCACGGACACGCTGTCGGGCGGGTACCGGTACACGCGGAGCCCGTCGATCGTGTCGAGCTGGTCGCCGATCTCGTCCATCACTGCGGCGAGGTCCATCAGCCGACCGCCCGCATCCGGCCGAGGCCACGCAGCGACACGGCCACGTCAGGGTCGACACGGGCCAGCAGACGCAGCTCCGAACCGAGCTCGGGGGAACCAGCGACACCGAACGGGGCATGCCGCCGCTTCAACAGCCTGTTGGCCTGTAGGACCGTCGCCTGCCGTACCGGCTCCGGTACCGCCGTCCAGCCCCACACGGCCGTCACAGCGACCTCCAGGGGGCAGCCGGTGGGCCTGTGCTCCGAGTCGCCCGTGAACCCAATGCGGGTCCACGGGCGACTCTTGGCAGCGGCGTTCGCCGGACCCATCTGGAAGGTGGCGACCGTGTTGCCGTCCACGCTGACGGTCAGGTCGTCGATCTCCATGACGTCGTCGACGTCGGCCACCCAGTACCCGGTCTCGTAGTCGGGCCGGGCCGTGTAGAGCCGTTCCTCCGGGGCGTCGACCTTCCCGAACTGCCGGTTCGTGTGGTCGTCGATAGCCCGCGAGGCGGCCGTGATGGCAAGCCCGATCTGCGCGTCGTCGTCGAGGTCGTCCACGTCGACGTACTCACGCAGCACCTCGGCTGTCACGTAGTCGGGGCTCCAGGCCATCACGGTCACCTCCCTTCTGGGCTACTTGGCGGTGGACTCGGCAGCGTGCTCGCGCTGCTCACGATCGAGCCGTTCGCCTTCGGACTCGCCGAAGGACGGACGGTCGGGGACGGTCACCGCCTTGTCGACGGTGACGTCCCCCTTGGCCTGCGGGTTGCGGGGCCGGGCCATCAGGCGACCGGGTCGTACGTGATCTCACGCACGCCGTTGATGTCGGTGATCGCCGCGGCGGCGTAGCCCCAGATCGCCAGGTCGACGTAGGCGACCCGGTACTCGAACTTGAGCTGCTGCGGTGCGGTCGCCCAGCCATGCACGCTGTTCGAGTCGAACAGGTAGCTGGACGCCACGACGCTGCCGGTGGCGGCCAGCGCCCACGCCGGGAGCGCCACGACGCCGTTCACGTCGACCGCGCCCCACCGGGACGCCACGGTGCCGTGAGCGTTGGACGGCCCGAGCGCCGGGTAGATCGGCCGGCCGGTCGTGTCCCGGGCCCCGACCAGCGCCCGGTACAGGTCGATCTGGGCGAACAGGTGGTCCATCGAGAACCCGCCCCGGACGAACTGGAGCGAGGCGAACGCCTGCACGAGCTCGGCGGCGAGGGTCTGGCCCGTGGTGCCACCACCGGCGGTCAGCGCGATGGCCGTGGGGGTGGCGGCGTCGAGCACCGCGATCGCCCGGGCCTCCAGCGCCTCGTAGTACGCCCTGGTCATCTGCCGCCAGATCAGGCCGGACAGCTGCGGGTTGCCGCCCTGGTCCCACGCCTCGCGGGTGATCTCCACCTTGCCGGAGACCGCACCGGGGGTGATGGTCTGCGACGTGGCGGTGAACGTGCCCGGGGTGGGCTCCGTGCCCTCGGTGTGCGTCCCCACCAGACCGGACGCCGTGTTGAACTTCGGCAGCACGAACGGGGTCGAGTCGGCGAGGGTGCCCTTGTTGATGGCGTCCCACACGGGGAACTGGAACTCGCGCTGGTCGACGTACATGTCCGGGCGCTGACGGTTCGGGTTCAGGGCGGGCACGTCGGCCCGGTCGACGTCGAACTGCGCTCGCATGAACGTGTGGGCACGCTCACCCGCCTGGCTGTCGCCCTTCGACCAGGCCACCAGGTCGGTGGAGAAGTCGTGCGAGCCGGCGGTGAGGTTGCCGCCCCGGTCGAACCGGTAGGGGGCTTCCTCGGTGACGTTGGACAGCGTGACCGTCCGGGCGGGGTTGACCGGAGTCGGCCCCTCGGGAGCGGCCGACGCGGCGGCGCGATGCTCGGCGAAGATCTGCACGAGCTGGTCGGCGGACAGCGTCACGCCGGCCGGGGTGGGAACGGGGGCCGGGGCCTCGGGGGCCTCGACCGCGGTGGGTGTGTCGGCCATGGTCGGCCCTCCTGTTGCTCTGGACGCGGCCACGGTCGTGACTCGCGCATCGTCGAACGAGGGCATCGCGGTGAGCGACACCTCTCGCAGATCGGCGCGGCGCACCAGCACCACGCCCTTGCTCTTGGGATCGGGGACGGTGTCGCGGGCTGCGTCGAAGTCCACGCCCACGCTGAGACCGTCGAGAACGCCGTCGTCGGCCAGCTCCAGGGCCTCGTCACCGGCGGTGCCCTTCGCGACCTTGAACCGCACCAGCAGGCCCTTCGGGGTGTCGCGCAGCTGGATCGCCTTGCCGAGCGGCTGGCGGGTGTCGTGGTCCCGCAGCAGCTTCACCCGGCCGGGGCTGTCGGCCGCCCACTGGAGAGCGCCACGCTCGAACCTGACGCCCTGAGAGGCGACCCGGTTGTAGGGGAGCGCCAGGCCCTCGATCACGCGGCCCTCGCGGTCGACAGTGAACGTGGACAGCGGCACGTCGGCGAACGTCAGCCCGGGGGCGGAGTCGTAGGTGTGCTGCGCCGGGCGGGACGCGTCGACCACCGTCGCCGGCTCGGGGTCCGGCACGGGCGCGGGCTCGGGGTCGGCCAGCGGGGGCAGGCCCTCGGCCTGCCGGATCTCGTCGAGCGTCATGGCCTCGAGCCCCTTCGCGGTGGCGTACACGCCCCATCGGTCGGTCGGGTTGGGCTGTAGGTACTCGGTGGTGTTGAACCGCACCTTGAAGCCGCGGCGGGTGACGTCGCCCATCGACAGCCGGTCGGTGATGGCCCGCATGTACGGGGCGAGCACGTCGTTGAGCCGGTTGCGGCGGCGGTCGACGTCGTTGCTGTAGCTGCGGGACGTGGTGCTGATGCCCAGATCCTCGGGGTCGATCCCGAGCGCGTTCGCGATGTCGAGGCTGGCCTGCTTCTGTAGCTCGGCGAGCTGGAGCTGTTGCGGTGATGGCGTGTCGACCGTGTGGTACTCCACGCTGGCCGGGATGTAGGCGGTGGAGCGCCGCTTGCGGGCCGACCGCCACCGGCCGAGGAACGTGGTGATCTCGTCGTCTTCGAGCGGGTCCGCGCCCTCGGTGGGCCTGAAGTAGTCCAGGGGCCGCGGGTCGTCGGCGTACATGCCCGCGGCCTTGTCGAGCAGCACCGCCCGGCGGATCTCGCGGCCGGCGTGGTCGAGCACCGCGGGGTTCGGTGAGTCGAACCGGATGACACGGGAGCCGCCGACGGGCTTGCCGTCGACGTACACGACGCCTTCCCGGGGGTCGGTGCCGGAGGGCAACGGGGCGGCACCGCGGCCCTCCGGCGGGTCCACGGACACGCTGGCGACGTCGAGGTGACGGGCGGCGAGCGGGTAGCCGTCGTACCCCTTCGCGGTGACTTCCCACCAGGCGATGCCGGAGAACACCAGGTCTTCGACCGTCTGCGCCAGGGTCACGACGTTGGGCACGTCGAGGTCGATCTGACCGAGCAGCGGTGAGGGCAGGACGACGTTCGTGGGGCCGACCTGCTCGAGCGGCATCGTCGAGATCGCGCACAGCATGTTCCGACCGCGGCGCACCGCGGGGACGGACAGGGCCTGGTTGCGGGTCACGGTGGCCGCGTCGCCTTGCCCGGCCATCTCAACGATGAGCTGGTCGATCGGCTTGGGAGGGCTGTCGAACGTCCGCCGCGTGCGGGACCAGAAGGCCACGTACATACCCTACCCCAGCAGGGTACCCAATGCACGGACCTGCATACCTATGCGGCGGACGCATAACCTCGTAATCACGATGACGAAGTTCAGTCGGCGATCACGAGCCTCGGCTTCCCCACCGACGGGCGTCGGCAGTCCGTCGCTGCCCACAGCGCCGCCTTCACCGCATCGGCCGCCCCGTTGCTCACCATCCGCGGGCCGTCCGCCCCCGGTGCCGTCCTCGCCGCAAGCACCTGCTCGGTCAGCAGCTCGCCGCCGTCATGGCGGACCACGTCCTCGTCGATCAGCCGGCGCAGCTCCGCCACCGACGCACCGACCCGCCCCGTGCCCTTCACCGCACGCACACCGGCCAGCGCGGGGTCCTCCATCAGCGACGCACCGACCTTCACCTTGCCGCGGTACCCGGCCTCGGCCAGCGCGGGGGCGACGTCGCCCAGCTCGGGCAGGTCCCGCACCGACACGACCGCCCGGCCGGCCACACGCCACGCCAGAGCGAGAGCGACACCGTCACCGAACCACGACTCGACCGCCGCAGCGTGAGGGGCCCCAGTGGGCGGCTCGACGGCCAGGGCCGACCAGTCGTCCGCGGACACGACCGGGTCGCCCTTCTCCACCTTCGCCGGGCGGAGCTGCCACCTGTTGAGGTACTGGGCCTCGAACCCGGCCATGGGATCCGGGTCGTCGGCCTGCGGGTCGGCCTCGCCCGCCAGCGCCTTCGCGTACTTGTCCGCGATCATCCGCCGGCGGTCCTCCGTCCAGTGCGGAGACGCTGCCCGCCACACCTCGGGGTCGCCCGGGTCAGCACCAGCCGGTGCCGCCCACAGCAGCAGCAGCGTGTCCGGGTCCTCGCCCGTGAGCGCCACCTGCAACCGGGACCGCATGAGGCTCGTGGCCCTGCGGTGCGCCGTCGACGTCAGGTGAAGCTGCGGCGACGACCGCTCGAGGATCGCCGGTTCCAGGCCCTCGCTGACGACGTCCGGGGCGACGTCCCATCCCTCGTCCACGATCCCCAGGCACACGTCATAGCCGTACACAGCGCCCTTGGCGCGGACCAACCACCGGTCGCCGTCGGGTGTCTCCAGCGCCTCCTTCCCGTTCGCCCTGCTGACGCTCCACCCGGCGACCTCCTCGCACCACCGCCACGCGCCACGCTGGATCTCACGGCAGATCGCCACGTCGGATCCCGTGTGCAGGACGAGCTGCGGTTCGCCGAACAGGTCGGTGTGCGCCATCCGCCACAGCGCCACGCCTCGGACCCGTACCGACTTCCCGGCACGCCGCGGAGCGGACTCGACAACCACTCGATGACACAGCGACCCGTCCGCCCGGTGCTCGAGCTGGCGGGTCACCGCAAGCGCCTGCCACCAGCGCAGCCGGATCCCTTGCGACGCCTCGATCCACGCCACCGCCTCCGCCCCGTACGACCCCACCGCGTCGTCCGCCGGCACGCTCATAGCCAACGGCGGGGCAGCATCATCAGGCACCGTCACGAACGGCTCCAACCAGGCGTACTCGGCCAGGATCTGCGGGTTCCAGCCCAACTCGGCCCGGACCGTGAGCTCATCGGGGAGAGAAAAAAGGACAGGGACAAGGGGTGTCCCGGGGTTCTGGTTTGGGGAAAATCGCGTCGGGTCTCCGATGTGGAGGTTGCAGGCCGCGCAGCTTGCGACGAGGTAGCGGGGGTCGTCGCCTGTGATTGCGCGGCCCTTGGTGTGGTGTAC